ATGGCAGATAAGTTAGATAGAATTATTGGAGATTACGTTAATGGCAGACTTGAAGCCAGAATAAAATCAATTGAAAGCAGATATCTTTATAAGCAAAAAGTAGATAACTTAGGCATTCGTACGGCTTATTCTGGTGGTTCGGAACCTGAAAGTCATGTTTTAAATAAAGAAGCACTTGAAAATGATGAGGAATACATCAAACTCAAAGACCTGATGTACCAATTCAGCTTGTGGTACGAACCTTTAATTAAGGAGGAAAAAGAAATAATCAAGTTAAAACACTGTGGTTACGGTGGTTTTACATGGTACAGAGTAATGATGGAACTTGATAATGAAGGGATTGAGATTTCAGAAAAGAAAGCTAAGTTTATTTATTATCGCTTTAGAAAAGATATAAACCCTCATATTGGCTATTTCATTTGAAAGCATGGGTCAAATTGGGATAAAAACGACACGAAAAAGGCACGAAATTGGAGTGTTGCTCCTTGTTTTTGCTGATATACTTGTATTATGAAGTAAAAGGCAAAAGCACAAATATCATAAGTATAGGTTTGAATTTGCTTCATATTAGTGGCTGCATGGTCAAGGGGTTAAGACACTGCACTTTTAATGCAGAGGCGTGAGTTCGAATCTCACTCAGTCACATAATGGGTTGATAATAATATTCCCTTGGTTTGAATCCATAAAAACAGCAAGGTAACTTGCGACTGTACAGTGATGTCGTTACATTCACAACGGGGTTATTTAATGTTGTCTATCTCGTCATAGACGTTGCTGACTAACCCATAGGACTTTCTAGGAGTCAAGGGCTTACAGCGTAGCAAGTACGGAACGGAAACGTAGGCGCTCAGGGTTCGACTCCCTGACTTGCTATTATATTTTATTACAGGTTGTCCAATGGGCAGCCTTTTATTGTTGGAAAGGAGATTAAATGCCAGTATTAGAAAATGCAAGACACGAAAAATTTGTTCAATGCCTAATTTCTGGCATGAGCCAACGAAAAGCATACAGAGAAGCATTTAAGCAATCATCAAAGTGGAAAGACTCAACTGTAGATGTAAAAGCAAGCGAACTTTTTGGTAAGGTTTTGGTAAGGTATAAAGAACTTCAAGAAGAAGCTCAAGATGCCGCGATTATGACTCGTAAAGAGCGAATGGTCGCTTTATCGGAGATAGCTAAAAATGCTGAAAAAGAAGCTGACATGATTAAGGCAATTGACACTCTTAATAAAATGGATGGTGATTATACAAGCAAAGTTGAATTATCTGGTTCAGTCAAAACCAATCCTTATGTAGACTTATCGACAGAAGAGCTTAGAAAGTTGGCGAGTCGAGATGGATAAAATAGCGCTAGGGGCGAAAATCGAGCTGTCTAAGCGCTTTTTCTTTGATTACTGTAATCTCATCATGCCAAGCTTTTATAAACGAGATAGAGCTTATCTGGTGACAATGTGCGAAGAGTTTCAGTCGTTTCTAAATGATGATGAACACGATGTTTTAGTTTTGAATCTTCCGCCACGTCACGGGAAGTCGCTCACGCTCGGTAAATTTGTAGAGTGGGTGCTTGGTAATGACCACACGAAGAAAATCATGACTGGTTCATATAACGAAATTCTATCAACAGTTTTCTCTAAAAATGTTCGTAACACTATTCAACAAAATAAAGCGGATGTGGATAAGATTGTTTACTCCGATATTTTTGATTCCAAGATTAAAGACGGAGATGCTGCGAAAAACCTGTGGAGTTTGTCAGACGGTTATAACAACTATCTGGCGACTTCTCCAACAGGTACCGCAACAGGTTTTGGTGCTGATATTATTATCATTGATGATGTTATTAAGAATGCTGAGGAAGCCAACAATGCGACAGTCTTAGAGAAACACTGGGATTGGTTCGTAAATACCATGCTTTCACGTTTGGAGTCAGGCGGTAAAATCATAATCAATATGACTCGTTGGCATAGCGAAGATTTGGCTGGTCGCGCTTTGCGTGAATTACCTAAGAATGGCTATCGAGTAAAGCATATTAATTTCAAAGCTTACAATGAGCAAACGAATGAAATGCTTTGTGATGATGTTCTGACTCTTGAAGATTATAAGCGCAAAGTAAAAACAATGGGGGCTGATATTGCCAGCGCCAACTACCAACAAGAACCGATTGATGTCAAAGGTCGATTATATAGTGAGTTCCAAACCTACAACGCTCGCTCAGAGTACAAAAAGATTTGGAATTATTGCGATACCGCAGATACTGGGAAAGACTATCTCTGTTCAATTGTGTGGGGTGAAACCTCAGACGGTTTTGCGGATGTACTCGATATTATTTACACTCAAAAGCCAATGGAGTACACAGAAAACGCAGTGGCCAATCAGTTAATTAATAACAGAGTAAATGCATCAAGAATCGAGCGCAACAATGGCGGTCGGTCTTTTGCTCGTTCTGTCAGGGATAAGATTCAAGGTAAAGTTGCTTGTGCTGTGGAAGATTTCTTCCAAGGAAATAATAAAGAAGCTCGGATTTATTCCAATAGTTATTGGATAGAGCAGCACGTTCGATTTCCCAATGACTGGAGAACTCGTTTCCCTGAATACTATCAAGCAATGACAACTTATCAACGTGAAGGTAAAAATAAACATGATGATGCGCCCGATGCAACAACCGGCATTGCTGAGACAATGAGTGGTAAGCGAATAAAAGCCGGATTAAAATCATTTAAAATATAAAAGGAGATTTCTAATTGAAATACAAACCACCTAAATTAATGACATTTCCAAAAGATGAACCAATCACAGTTGAAGTGGTTAACAAGTTCATGGAAAAACATAAATTAGAAGTTGCTCGGTATGAGTACTTAAAAAATATGTATCTTGGAATTATGGCTATTGATGATGAACCGGCAAAAGACTCTTGGAAGCCTGACAATCGTTTAGCTGTTAATTTCACTAAATATATCGTTGATACTTTCACGGGTTACTTCAATGGGATTCCAGTTAAAAAGTCACATTCAGATAAAGAAATACTTACTAAATTACAAGAATTTGATAATTTGAATGATATGGAAGATGAAGAATCAGAACTTGCAAAAATGGCATGTATTTATGGTCGAGCTTTTGAGCTTTTGTATCAAGACGAGGACAAAAAACTTCATGGAGAAGTTTATACTCTACTTGAAACTATTAAAATCAGCGGAGAAAATGATGAGATTAGCTTTGGAGAAAAGACTTACAACCTATATCCAGATTTACCAGTTGTAGAGTTCTATTTCAACGAAGAACGGATGAGTATCTTTGAATCTGTTATTTCATTAGTCAACGCTTTTAACAAGGCTATTAGTGAAAAAGCAAATGATGTTGATTATTTCAGCGATCAGTATTTGGTTTTCATGGGAGCAGAAATAGACGAAGAAGATGCTAAAAATATCAAAGATAATCGTCTAATTAATTATTATGATAAGAATCAGAATAATCAAAGTGGTTCTGCTTCAAAAGTAGATGTTAAATTCTTAGAAAAGCCTGATAGTGATTCTCAAACAGAAAATCTATTGGACAGACTAACTAAATTAATTTTCCAAACAACAATGGTTGCGAATATCTCTGATGAATCTTTCGGGTCATCAAGTGGTGTCTCGTTAGCTTACAAGCTTCAAGCAATGAGTAACTTAGCTTTGTCATTTCAACGTAAGTTCCAATCTTCTTTGAATAGTCGATACAAACTATTTTGTGAGTTAAGTACGAATGTTTCGAACCGAGAAGCTTGGAAAGATATCGAGTATACCTTTACTCGTAATGAGCCTAAAGATATTAAAGAACAAGCTGAAACCGCTAGTATTCTTGCGGGAATTACAAGCCAAGAAACAGCTTTGAGTGTCATTTCTGTTATTCCAGATGTCCAAGCTGAAATGGAGAAAATCAAAAAAGAAGAAGCTTCTACAGCTATCTTTGACAAGGACAAGCAATCTAGTGAAAAGGGAACAGTAGTTCCTGAAACGAACGAGGAGGTAACCAATGCCCAAGATTAAAGTTGAAGCTGTAGTAAAGCAGCGCCTATTTTACAGATTCAGTATTATTAAAATAAGATTTATCTCTTTTTTCAATAAGCAACTTGCATCTAAGATGGCAGAGGAATTGATTAAAGATATTGAATCTAATTTCAAAAAATACTTTCTGTGTAAGGTCAAATCACCAAAGGAGTAACCTATGAGAACTCCCGACTATTGGATAAAACGTGAGCAAGCGTGGCAGGCGCAACAAATCAAAGATGATACCAAACGCATGAAGCAAATCATGGATAAGCTATTTGAAGCTCAAGAAGCCATTCAAAAAGAAATCAATGCCAACTGGCAGAACTTTGCGAATGGGCAAGGGATTTCTATCAGTGAAGCCATGAAACGTGCGGATAAAATGGATGTCAAAGCATTTGCCAATAAAGCTAAGAAATACGTAGAAGAAAAAGACTTTTCGCACCAAGCAAATCAAGTGTTGAAACTTTATAACTTGACCATGAGAGTGAATCGTTTAGAACTCCTGAAAGCAAATATTGGTCTGGAGCTTATTTCTGTATTTGACGATTTGGACAAATATTTCTCAAAGAATTTGACTGGTGCAGCTCTCACAGAATTTGAAAGACAAGCCGGAATTCTTGGTTTAAGCGTTCCTAAAGGTGGGTACACAATCTTAATTGAATCAGTGCTAAATGGAAGTTATAAAGTCGAAGGATTTGCCAGTTTCTCTGACAAGCTTTGGCAGTATCAATTTGAATTGAAAGCTGATATTGAAAAACTTCTCATTCGTTCAGTAACTGGTGGAATCAATCCAAAAGCACTAGCCCCACAACTAAAAAGGCTAATGACAGAAAAGGGAAAGCTCAATGCCACTTACAACGCCCAACGATTGCTAGTTTCAGAAACAACGAGAATTCAAACAGCTATTCAAGAAGAAAGCTATAAAAAAGCCGATATTGATAGCTATGAGTATATTGCTGAACCATCAGCTTGCCCTATCTGTGGAGCATTGAATGGTAAAATATTCAAACTTAAAGATATGTCGCCAGGAGTCAATGCTCCTAATATGCATCCGTTTTGTAGATGTAGCACCGCACCGCATGTTGATGATAAAGGTTTATGGGATGATTTACTTGATAGAAAAGTAATCAGTCAAGATGAATACAAGCAAGCTTTTGATGACAGGACAGAAGCTGACAAAGCGATTGAAGAATTGCGCAGAAAAAGAAAAGGATAGATTTCAATGAATAATGAACCAAAAAAGGCTGTAACTGGACAGCCTTTTAGTTATAAAGTCAAAGGGATTGATTCCCCAGAGACATTGTCGGGGATAATCAGTCGTCAGATGGAGCAGTTAAATCGCCATTTCCGCTGACACCTAAAACATCTTCCGCAAAAATTGTCAAGGTACCATAGGACTCAGAGTTATCAAGTGTCCTAACATTTTTCAAATGTATTAAGCTTATTTCTTCAGAAACTTTATCTGTTTTACTCTCTGAAAAAGTCATTTCCCAAGCTTGGTTTACAAAGTCTGTTTCAAGTTCGCTTGAAGATACAGGTTTGCCAATATACGTACCATTGGAAGTCAAAACCACTAATTCAGCATCTGAATCGTTTTTCTGATTAGCTACCAAAATCAATGTGTACCAGAACTTGATGTAAGCATTTTTTATAGAACTCAAATTATTTTTCCTTTCTACTAGATACTAGGCAAATGAGCCAGTAATTCAATTATAGCAAATAAACTTTTAAACCCGTCGAATCCCATGGGTTTTTCTTATGTCCGTTTCCGAACGTTGTGGACACTAAATAAAACACGAGAAAATCAGACTCCCAAGTCTTTAAATGCGAGTAGGAGGAACCAGAAATGGAACAAACAGAACTTTTACCCCTTAATTTGCAAACGTTCGCAGAAGAAGCAGCCGATGAGACGTCTGAAGCTGGTTCAGAAACTGAAACAGAAACGAATGAAGAAGAGCAACAAGAACAATCAACTGACAATGACAAAATTGTCGGAAAGCTTCAAAAACGAATCGGCAAAGAACAAGCTGAAAAAAATGAAACAAAAACACAGCTTGACCAAGCGCTGGCTCGTATCGAAGAACTTGAAAAAGGTGGCAAAAAGTCAGTCAAAGAAAAATCTGACGAAGAAAAAGCTGCCGAACTTCAAAAAGCTAAAGACGATGAAATCGCAAGCCTTAAAGCACAAATCAAAATTTCAAACATTACCAGCCAAGCTGATGAAGTATTGAAAGAAAGTGGAATTGCTTTGAGTGCTGCTGAATTAGGATTGTTAGTTGATGTTGACGAAGAAAAAACTTACAGTAATGTAAAAACTTTCCTCAATTTACTTGATAATCAACGCTCACAGTGGGAAAAAGCACGAAACACAGGGACAACGCCTAAACGTGTTCCTGGTAACACTGATGTCGATGTTTTTAAACAAGCGGCAGCCAAATATTAATAATAGGAGATCTAAATTATGGCAATTAAATATTTCACAAAACAATACGCTGGTATGTTACCAGACCTTTTCGCAAAAAAATCAGCTTTCTTGCGTGCTTTTGGTGGAGTTCTTCAAGTAAAAGATGGTGTCACTGAAAATGATACTTTTATGGAACTCAAAGTAAGCGACACTGATGTAGTTATCCAAGCATATTCAACTGATGCAAATGTTGGTTTTGGATCTGGAACAGGTAATACTTCACGCTTTGGTCAACGTAAAGAAGTTAAGTCAGTCAACAAACAAGTGAGTTACGATGCTCCTTTGGCAATTAATGAAGGAATTGATGATTTCACAGTCAACGATATCAAAGACCAAGTTGTAGCAGAACGTTTAGCACTCCATGGTGTGGCATGGGCCCAACATGTCGATAAATTGCTTGGTAAACTCTTATCAGATAGTGCCAGCGAAACGTTGACTGTAAAACTTGATGAAGATTCCGTGACTAAATTGTTCTCAGATGCTCATAAGAAATTTGTAAATAACAACGTTTCTACAGCCGTGCCTTGGGTTGCTTATGTTAATGCTGATATCTATGACTTGCTTATTGACTCTAAACTTGCAACAACTGCTAAAAATTCAAGTGCAAACGTTGATGAACAAACACTTTATAAATTTAAAGGTTTTATTTTATCTGAACTTCCTGATGAAAAATTCCAACTTAATGAAGGAGCTTACTTTGCTGCTGATAATGTTGGTGTAGCTGGTGTCGGAATTCAAGTGACTCGTGCAATGGATTCAGAAGACTTTGCAGGAACAGCACTTCAAGCCGCTGCAAAATATGGTAAATACTTGCCAGAGAAGAATAAAAAAGCAATTCTTAAAGCCACAGTAACAAAGTAATTGCCCCTAAGAGCGTAACGTTAAATAAAACAACGTTATCGCTTGCAGTTGGGGCAAACGAAACATTGACAGCAACTGTCTTACCAGTAGATGCAGATGATAAAACAGTAACCTTTGCTTCAAGTGAACCTACAATTGCTACGGTAACACCGAAACAAGGGAATGTAGTTGGTAAAGCTGAAGGTAAAACGAAAATTACTGGAACAACAGCTAACGGATTAACTGTTACATGCGATGTTACCGTAACTTCTGTATAATAAGGAGTAATTTATGGCTATCACTGATGATTTAAAAAAGCTTTTGGGCGGTTCATCGGATGAGCGCTTGGAAGTAATCGAAAAACGCACTCGTGAACGTCTATTGCTTATTCTTGGTTCTGACATTGAAGAAGTACCGCCAGAACTCGAATATGTTGTTTTGGACGTTTCCTTGAAGCGTTTTAACCGTATCGGACAAGAAGGCATGCAGTCCTACTCACAAGAAGGATTAAGCATGACATTTTCAGAATCTGATTTTGATGAGTATGCTGATGAAATTGAATCGTGGCGAAAATCTAAAGAAACAGAAGGAAATAAAAAAATTGGGAGGTTCAGATTGTATTGAGATATTTAGATGAAGTTACTTTTATCAAAGAATCGCCTGACTCCCATTATGACCCTGATTTAGGCGAATGGGTTGAAAAGGAGCCTACCAGAACTGTTTTTAGTGCAAATATCACTGATATTGGAACTGACAGAAGTGTAGAAGTTTTTGGAGATATTAAAAAAGGGGCAAAAGTCATGCGAATGATGCCCCTTTTTACTATGCCAGAATATGATTACATTGAGTTTGATAATAAAAAGTGGGCTTTAATGACTTACCGCAATCCAAGTGAGCGAAACACTTTTATTTTGCAGGAGGTCAATCAATGAAATCTAGCTTATCTATAAAAGGGATTGACCAGCTTGTAAAGCATTTGGATAAAGCAGCTTCTTTAAAGGATGTTCAACAAGTTGTAAAGTCTAACACTTCAAATATGACAGCGAATATGCAGAAACTCGCTCCAGTTGATACCGGATATATGAAACGATCCATAAAAATGGAGTTGACAGAAGGTGGATTCAGCGGACAAGCTGGACCACACACAGATTATTCCGCATACGTTGAATACGGAACACGTTTTCAATCTGCTCAACCCTTTGTAAAGCCTGCTTATAATGAGCAAAAAGGTCTTTTCATTAAAGATTTAGAAAGGTTGCTGAAATGATTAAAACTCGAGACCAATCTATTTTTGACGAATTGTTCAAACGAATACAAGCTTTGGGTTATACCGTTTATGATTATAAGCAAATGAATGAAGTGAGATATCCATTTGTTGAATTGGAGAATACTCAAACCATTCATGAACCAAATAAAACGGATATCAAGGGGACAGTAAGTCTCTCATTATCTGTTTGGGGCTTACAGAAAAAGCGCAAAGAAGTGTCTGATATGGCAAGCAATATATTTAATCAAGCATTGAATATAAGTTATACAGAGGGCTATTCTTGGGCTTTGAATTTACAAGCAAGTACCATTCAAATGCTGGACGATACAACAACAAAAACACCGCTCAAAAGAGCGTTGATTAACTTAGAATTTAGACTAAGATAGGAGATTTAATATGGCAGAATTAATAGCCAAACAGGGTAAAGATATTATCTTGCTCTATCGTTTGCTTAGTAAAGCAACAAAAGAAGCCGCTTGGAAACTTGCATTCCAAACAGAACACTCGAATGAAAAAACTCGAGATTACAACACTACAGCTACCAAAGATGGGACAATAGGTTCTCTTGCAGCAATTGAATACAGTTTATCTGCCACATCTATTGCAGCAAATGGTGACCCACATCTTGGCGAAATGGATGACGCCATGGATAATGGCGATATTATTGAAGTGTGGGAAATTGATAAAGCTGAAAAAGGATCTGATGGAAAGTACAAAGCGAAATATCTTCGTGCTTATCTCACAAGTTTCTCTTATGAACCTAACTCAGAAGATGCGCTTGAATTGAGTTTAGAATTTGGAGTGTTTGGTAAACCTCAAAAGGGCCAAGCCACACTAACTGAAGAACAAGCTAATGTTGTTCAGTATGTATTCAAAGATACTGTTGCGGGATAAAGCTGAAAATATTACTGACTCTGCCTGGAGTACAGTTGTAGAAGTGACAATTTAAATACTATAAACAAAAGGCTAGAGATTCGCTCTAGTCTTTATTTTTTAAGGAGAAATCAAAATGGAATTAACAATTAAAGGTAAACAAGTTCATTTTAAATTCGGAGTAAAGTTTGTACGTGAACTAGATAAAAATTTAGTAATTGAACAGAATGGCGTATCTTTTGGTCTGGCACTTGCTGTTAAAATCATTCCTGAACTAGAAATGGCTAACATTGCAACTTTATCGAATGTATTATTTTTAGGAAATCGAACAGAAACGCCTAAACTTTCTCAAGGCGATATTGATGATTTTATTGATGAATGCGAAGATATTGAAAAATTATTTGATGATGTTTTGAAAGAAATTACTGAAAGCAATACGGGGAAGTTAATCAAAGCAAAAATGACCAAATAGCCGAAAAGTTTGAAAGTTCGGAGGACACTTATGAGTCAATGATGATTAGATTCTTACGGTGTTTCGGCATCCAAGACTTATCTGTATTTGAACGCATGACAATTCGAGAATATTCAATCCGTTCAATCGCCTTTCAGTTGAGAACTTTGGACGAAGAAGAATTCATTTATGAACAAGCATGGGCCAATTGGCAAGTTCAAGCAACGAAACAACAAGGTAAAAAGCCACTTTATCCAACATTTAAAAAATTCTTTGACAAGAAAAAACTAGAAAATAAAATTTTAGGAATCGAAAGCCCAGAGAATAAGTTTAAAAAGGATAACAAATTAATTGACCTCATGAAAAAAGCAAATAACTAGGAAAGGAGGAAAATATGGAATCTTTTAGTGTACAAGCCTATTTGAAGGCTACCGATAATAATTTTGTTAGTACATTTAAAAACGCTGCTAAAGAAGTTCAAAATTTCCAAAATAATACTAATAGTACGATGTCTACAGTAGGGCAAGTTACTACATCAGCAGGTAAAACTTTGACTAAAGCAGTTACAGTTCCAATTATAGGAATTGGAGTTGCAGCCGCAAAAGTTGGTGGAGATTTTGAATCTCAAATGAGCCGTGTTAAAGCCATTTCTGGTGCAACAGGTTCGTCTTTTGAAGAACTTAGACAACAAGCGATTGACTTAGGAGCAAAAACAGCATTTAGTGCAAAAGAGTCAGCCACTGGCATGGAAAATTTAGCTTCTGCTGGTTTTAACACCAAAGAAATAATGGCAGCAATGCCGGGTCTTTTAGACTTAGCGGCTGTATCTGGTGGAGATGTTGCAATGGCATCTGAAAATGCTGCCACCGCTTTAAGAGGATTTAATCTTGATGCTAGTCAATCTGGCCATGTAGCTGATGTTTTTGCAAAAGCTGCCGCAGATACTAATGCAGAAGTTGGAGATATGGGAGAAGCGATGAAATATATCGCTCCCGTTGCTAATTCTATGGGTTTTTCAATTGAAGAAGTATCTGCAGCAATCGGTATAATGTCAGATGCAGGTATTAAAGGTTCTCAAGCTGGTACTTCACTTCGTGGAGCGCTTTCTAGGTTAGCAAAACCGACTGATGAAATGCAATCAAAAATGGATGAACTTGGTCTATCATTTTATGATTCAGAAGGTAAAATGAAACCTTTGAAAGACCAAATTGGCATGTTAAAAGATGCCTTTAAAGGTTTAACGCCCGAGCAACAACAAAACGCTTTAGTCACACTATACGGGCAAGAATCATTATCTGGAATGATGGCATTAATTGATAAAGGGCCAGATAAGCTAGGAAAATTAACTGATTCTCTTAAAAATTCAGACGGTGCTGCTGACAAAATGGCTAAAACTATGCAGGATAATATGAACTCATCATTAGAACAAATGATGGGAGCATTAGAATCTGCAGCTATTGTTGTTCAAAAGATTTTAGCTCCAGCAGTTAGGAAAGTTGCTGATTCAATTTCAGGATTAGTTGATAAATTTGTTTCTGCTCCTGAGCCTGTACAAAAAATGATAGTTACAATTGGGCTGATAGTAGCTGCAATTGGACCTTTATTGGTAATATTTGGGCAAGCTGTTCTTGTTCTACAAAGAGTAAAAGTCGGCTTTCTAGCCTTGCGTTCTGGACTTGCTCTAATTGGTAGTGGTTTTACTGCTATTTCTTTACCTGTTTTGGGAATAATCGCTGCCATAGCGGCTGTTATAGCTATAGGAATTTTAGTTTATAAAAATTGGGATAAAATTTCTAAATTCGGGAAAGAAGTATGGGCAAATGTGAAGAAATTTGCGTCCGATGCAGCCGAAGCAATCAAAGAGAAATGGGGAGACATTACTCAATGGTTCAGTAATACATGGAAAAGCATAAAAGAAGGCGCTAAAGGACTTTGGGATGGAACAATCCAAGGCGCAAAAGATGCCGTTGATAGTGTTAAAAACGCTTGGAATGGCATTAAGGAGTGGTTCGCTAATCTTTGGAAAGGTACGACAAGCGGGTTAACTAGCGCTTGGAATAGCGTTACAACAACCTTAGCTCCATTCGTTGAAACAATCAAAACAATCTTTCAACCAATGCTTGAATTTTTTAGTGGATTATGGGATCAAGTTAAAACTATCTTTGGTTCAGCTTGGGAGATTATTAAAACGGTTGTTATGGGCCCTGTTTTACTACTCATTGATTTAATCACTGGGGACTTTAACCAATTCAAAGAAGATTTTGGAATGCTTTGGCAAACACTAGCAACAGCGATTCAAACAATAGTCCAAACTTTTGTGAATATCGTAGTTGGATTTTACAGTTCATTTTTCCAAACTGTAGTTAATATCTGGACAACAATTGTAAACACAATCCAAAGTCTTTGGGGAGCTTTCACAACATGGGTCGTTAATATGGCTAAGTCTATTGTTGACGGAATTGTTAATGGTTGGAATTCATTTAAACAAGGTACCGTTGATTTATGGAACGCAACTGTTCAATGGGTCAAGGACACTTGGGCTTCATTTAAGCAGTGGGTTATTGATTCTGCTAATGCTATTGTGAACGGAGTCAAACAAGGTTGGGAAAACTTGAAACAAGGAACAATTGACTTGTGGAACGGAATGATTAACGGACTCAAAGGAATTTGGGATGGTTTGAAACAAAGTGTTAGTGATTTGATTGATAATGTAAAAACGACATTTAACAATCTAAAAAATATAAACTTGCTAGATATTGGTAAAGCCATCATTGATGGACTTGTAAAAGGTTTGAAGAAAAAGTGGGAAGATGGAATGAAATTTATCAGTGGAATTGGTAAGTGGATTCGTGAGCATAAAGGGCCAATCCGTAAGGATAGAAAACTTTTAACTCCTGCTGGTAATGCCATTATGACTGGTTTGAATTCTGGTTTAACTGGAGGTTTCCGTGATGTTCAATCTAATGTTTCGGGAATGGGGGATATGATTGCTAATGCAATTAATTCTGACTATTCTGTGGATATTGGGGCGAACGTTGCGGCTGCTAACCGCTCAATTAGTAGTCAAGTTTCTCATGATGTGAATCTTAACCAAGGCAAACAGCCAGCTTCATTCACTGTGAAGCTTGGGAATCAAATCTTTAAAGCCTTTGTGGATGACATTTCTAATGCACAGGGTCAAGCAATTAACTTAAATATGGGATTTTAGGAGGTAGAAATGTACAAGTTTAGAGATACGACAAAACAGGAGCATTATCGCAACCTTCCTTTTATTCCAACCAGCGCCATGAGTTATGATGGGACTTGGTTAGAGGAACTCATAGAAGGTTATCAGACATTGACTGTAGAGGGGCGAGAGATGTATTCTCTTAGCTTTGAATCACAAGAAATGCAAGTGGGAGGAGTGATAACCAATATTAAATATCCTCCTCGAGAGTTGACGATAAAATATAAGTTGGAGGATAGGGATCCTCGAGTATTACAAGAAAAGTTTGATACTTTAAAAGCGTTCTTGATTCGTCAAGAAGATGTTCCTATTATTTTTCATGATGATTTGGAATATACTTTTTATGGACGTTTCCAAACTGCTGATACTGTGGCGGGAGATACTAATTCAATTATTTCAAGTTTTACTGTACTTTGTAGTGATCCATTTAAACATGGAAAAATTCAAAGCGTTAAAAACAAAGTGATTGAAGTTTTGCCTTACCCAGTTAAACCTGATAAGCTATCATTCAAGTTATTGACAGATGGATTACTTGCAACTTATGGAAATTATCGCTTGAAGTCATCACAGGCTAAAAATGGCGACCTTTTGGAATTTGATTTCCAATCTGGCAATACTTTTATTAATGGAAAAGTAAATAACAACCTCTTAGACCTTGATTCTGATTTTAAAAATATCAGATTGACAACTGGAACAGATTTTTCAAGTTCAAACTATGAGTTAACGATTCAATATAGAAAGGCGGTGCTTTAGTGAGTATTATCTTATTTTTAGATAAGATGCAACAAGTCATCAAAAGTTATGATTCCAACGAGTTCATAGAATGTGTTCAGACAAAAGAAATCACAACCAACACTTCTGAATTAATGAATGACACACTTTCAGTTTCTTTACCTTTTAACGAAACAATTAAAGATGCCAGCTATATTGCAGTCAATGATACGAAAGAACAAGAGTTTTCTTTATATCGAATTTTAACCGCAAAAGATGAAGATAATTTATTATCATCTGAAGCGATAAATTTTGCAGTCGATGAATTGGATAATTTTATCATCAAAGATATAAGGCCTAAAAATAGGTCTTTTTCTTATGTGATTAATCAACTGTTATCTGATTCAGGTTGTGACTGGGTATTGGGTGTCTGTGAACCGATTAAAACAGTTTCAAGCATTTTTTACTATACTTCTATGCGTGAAGCGCTCAAAGCTTTGCAAGAACTAGGCGCAGAGTTCACATTTTCAATTGAAATTACAGGGAATAAGATTACGAAAAAAATCATTAACTGTTATAACCAAATTGGAAAAATTACCAATAAACGCTTTGAATATGGCGAGGAAGTTTTGAAAATTGTTCACCAACAAGACCGCACAAATATTGTCACTGCCCTAATTGGACGTGGAAAAGGTGAAGAAGTTGGGGACGGATACGGACGAAGACTTGAGTTTTCAGATGTCGAGTGGAGAAAGTCAAATGGAAAGCCCCTTGATAAGCCAAAAGGTCAAAATTGGATTGAATATCCAGAAATGACGAAAGAATATGGCATTCCATCAAACGGAAAAATGTTACCACGTAAAACGGTTGTTGTTTTTGATGATGTGGAAGATGCAAGCGAACTTTTACAAAAGACTTATGACCAACTGGCTTATTACTGCCGGCCACTTGTTCAGTTTAGTACTGAGATATTAGGCAGTGATTCAATTGGAAATACTGTTTCAATCCACAGAGGAGACCGAAATTATCACTATCAGACAAGAGTCTTTAAAGTAGTTACTGACCATGTAAATGGTCGTGTGCAAGCTAGTCTAGGCGATAATTTAAGTGGAAACTCAATTAATCGCCAGTTGTCACAAGTTCAAAGCAATATCTCTGACCTTGATAATAATAAAATGACATTTTATGACTCCACAGAAATTGGGAAGTATCAAGACGATATTATGCGCGGTGCTGGTGCGAACGGTGGCTCGATTTACATGGTCAACGGAATTGAAGCTGGTGTCTCTCAATCAAGAGAGACCTATGAGCAAGTTTTTATGGATGGTCCAAAGATTCAAGATTCACAGTATTTCATGATTCAAAATAATACTGGGATATCTTTTAAGCAATGTAAAAAAGGGCAATGGACGACAATCCAAGATGTCCACAATGGAGCAAGTACAACTGCTTGGACTTTAGACGGAACATTTAATGCTTCTTTCATTGCGGCAGGGATATTAGCAGGAGTTCTTATCCAAGGGGTTGTTGTTAAGTCAATCGGAACTAATTCTTTTTTTCAATCCGTATTATCTAATGGCGCTTTTTCGATTGAGCAATACAAAGAAACAAATAATGTTGATTATACAAATTCTGATTGGCAAAAATATATCCACGGTGGGAAAGTTGGAGAGTTTATCGGAACTTATGACGGGAACACAAGGAAGGCGAACGGATCAGCTTTAATTAATTACCCGGGTTATATTTTGTCAATTAACCAAGATAACGGAAAAGGGTCATCTACACCAGTTTTTCAAATTCCTTCAAATTCAGCTTTTGACAATCCAATGTATAAGTTATTTGGAAAAGGAACAATTTACGATGACCTTGAAATAAAGGGAAATCTCACAGCAAATAGTCTTAAAGTTAATGGGCGATTAGAAACAAAAGAATTGTATGTTAATGGTGTAAAAATCGATACCAACGGTGGAGGAAACTCTGGCGGCGGTGGCGCTGGTTGGAATGGGCAATATCCACCAGAAGTCACGAGTGATCGTGATAAACGTTACTGGCAAATCTGGGCAATGGCAATTGGGGCTGGTTTTTCTAAACAAGCTGCAGCCGCTTTACTCGGAAATGCACAGGGTGAATCTGATGCAAATCCAACGGCTGATGAGGGCGGCGGACGTCCTGGCTTTGGTTATGGTGTTTGGCAATGGACGGATAGTTCAGGCGCTAGCTCTGGACGTGTTTATATGATTAACCTCATGACACGGGCAGGAGTGATTGACAATCCTGACTCAATCACAGCCCAATTCAAGCTCTTGATGTGGCATTCACCAAACGGCCAATGGATTGCGAAAAGTTCTTATCCTTATTCTTGGACTCAATTCATGACATTAACGGATATTAACACTGCCACTCAAGCATTTGTAGCTAACTTTGAGCGTCCCTTAAACGGACACCCTGAACGTAGCACTTGGGCCCAAGAATGGTATAACAAATTTGTTAATCTTGAAATCCCAAGCGGTAGCGGAGGTTATATTGCTCCAATTTCAAGTCCTATTACCGTAACAAGTGAAATGGGTTGGAGAACTAGTCCAATCACCGGAGCGCAAGAATTTCACAATGCTATGGACTTGGTTAATGGCAATCCAACAACTCCAATCTTAGCTTCTGGCGATGGTCAAGTGGTACAAGCGGGAAGTAATTATTATGACTGGTATGGAAATTATACGGTCATCAAGCATGCGGATGGACTTTATACAGGGTACGCACATCAAAGCAGAATCGATGTTTCTGTGGGTCAAAATGTTAAAAAGGGCCAACAAATTGGACTTATGGGAGCGACTGGTCCGGTCACTGGACCACATTTGCACTTCCAATTTATGGACCAATATTGGCCATCATCAAGCGCTCACTTTAAGAATCCAAGGGATTATATCAAATTTTAGAAAGGGTCTATTATGACAGAACATTTTATAACACTGTCCACCACAGAGCCTAATAACAATGTCGGTATTGTTAAATTGAGACATGCGGACGTGAATAGTCAAGTGATTGTTGCTCAAATCGTAGAGAACGGTCAACCTAAGAACTTTGAAGGCTTACAGCCGTTCTTTTGTTTAATGGCGCAAGAAGTCACAGGGCAAGGTGTTTCAGAAGAAGCGGTGATTTCTTTCGATGCCAAAAATGGAACATTGAATTATATTGCCAGTGACAATGCGCTTCAAATGGTTGGACGAAATGAAGCTTATTTTAGCTTTAGAAAACAAGAAGGCGGGCGGTGGATTGAGCAATTCTCCACTCGGACTTTTCACTATATTGTTGAGAAATCCATTTATTCGCAACCTTTCAAAGACTCTAATTACTGGTGGACCTTTAAAGAACTTTACCGAATTTTTAGTCAAAATATCGAAGATGGGAAAAAGAGTTGGGAAGAATTTGTAGAATCGAACCGTGAAATCCTTGAATCCATTGATCCAGGAGGACGGTTACTTGCGGAAGTTTTAGACCTCAATAAAATTATTTATCGTAAAGTTCCAAGTGGATTTAATGTAGTAATTGAGCACGATTCAGAGTATCAACCGGATGTGAAAGTAACTTATTACAAAAATTCAATTGGAACCGAAGCCAATGGATTTGATACTGGTCCAGTATTTGGCGGAGAGCGAATTTATAACCTAGCTTCTTCATTAAGTTATATCAGAAATAAAGTCAATGTTGAGCTTCCGTCAGTTTATGCAATGGGCGGAGAAGTTGTAAATAATGGTAACGAACTGTTGTTAATCAACGGAACTGAGGTTATGCGTTTTGTTATTGAGGACGCAACAATCACCAAAGGCTATGTTGAAAAAGTGAAGCCACCAACTAATCTAATTGTTTATGATATCACTTCTTCAAGTGCAAAAATTTCGTGGGAAAACGGGGGATAATATGGCAGATAAAAATTATTTACATACCGCCTATGCCAACAGCGCAAACGGTACTGACGGTTTCACGACTGTTTATCCGAATTTGAATTTGTTGAAAAACACGAGAACTTTATCATCAACTTCAACTACAACAGTTTGGGATACTTTATTTAGTTCCAGCCAAATATATGATTCTGCAATTAAATCTAAATCTGGAGTTTCAGCAATGAACTTTAGTTTCGATATCCATGTGCCATTGAATGCTATAGTTGGAAGTGCAATTTCTATCCAGCTTAAAGGTCAAAGTTCTCAGGCTTATGGAAATATTGGAACTGATGATTACAACACAATTGTAGGTTCTTGCTGGTATCCTATTAAACAAAGCGATTTAGGTAAAATAATTCGTGTAAGTAGTCCAGTAGAATTAGGGGCTAAATATCAGTCTTTTGATAGTGCTTTAGCTGATACTGATAGCATTACCATTAGACAATCATCAAACATATCAGATTTTGTGTATTCTAGATTGAAACTTGAACCAGGTTCAACCGCTACTCCATACATGCCCTCATCTAGCGAAGTCACAACTGCTGACTGGCCAAAGTATGTAGGAACTTATGTTGATACGAATCCAACTTCTAGTACGGAACCCAGTAAGTATGATTGGGATGAAATGAAGTATCGGGTTTATTTAGATGGTACACCCGTAGGCGGAAGTAAACTTCTGTCATTTGATTTAGAAAATCTAAAGGCGGGCAAATCATACAACGTTCAGGTTAGTCAAATAAATGGCAATGTTGAAAGCGATAAGTCAGAAAGTGTTGCTTTTAAAACAACACTACCCAAATAATAGAAATAGGAGAAGAAAATGGCTGAATTAACTAAAATTTATCGTGGTATGCAAAATGGTGCTGAAACGATTAATGATAATTTTAATAAAGTAAATACTGAACTGGATAACGCAGTTCATAAAACAGGGGATGAGTCTATTTCTGGCAAAAAAACTTTTACGGATGATGCCAGTTTTAAAAACATTCAAGTTTCAGAAACAATAAAAATAAAAAACTTACAAGTAACAAGTTCTATTAACGCTTCATCAACAATTTATAAAGGGGATGGGCAGATTGTTTTTTATCGAGTTGGAAATATGGTGCAAGCAAATATCCGTTCTGTTCCAACTGTTCCATCCGCAACTAGCCTCCCTGGTGTTGTTCCTGCTGGTTATAGACCTCCGTATGATTTCAGTTCAGTAACCAAAGCAGGTAACCGACTTATTTTTTATGCAGATGGACATGCATTGCCAGACGGTAGCGGCCTAGCTTCTGCTGATGGCTATTACTCTTGTTCTTGGACCACAACATATGCAATGCCAACAACATAAACTAAACATAGAACCTAGCAACTTTTAGGTTCATTAACAACGTAAGGAAAAATAAAAATTGGAGTATCAATTATTAGAAAGTAGGGGTTATGGAATATCAATTATTAGGAGTTTCAGGCTTAATCTTAATCATCTTAGGATTGACATGGTTAAAGGATGGGGAGAAAATGGACCCACCTTTGAGAAAAAGAATCATTATTGATTTAACAACAATCGCTTTGTTTTGGATTGTCTTTGAGTTTTGGCATTTCTCAAGCTCAAGGGCTTATGAAAATGAAGTAAATTGGATTATTAATGGTTCACTTGCTTTCTTTGGGGCACGAATGATTCAATTGATTTGCCAAGTAAATCCAATGTTTCAAGAGTTGGTGAATTACTTGAAATCTAAGAATGGCAAAACAGATGTTATTGAAAATGAAAGTACAGAGGAAAATAAATGAAAAAGTTAATTAAAAAAGCTGCCATTGGAATGGTAGCTTTCTTTGTTGTTGCAGCAAGTGGACCAGTATTTGCGGCAGTTGGTGACCAAGGGGTAGACTGGTCAAAATATAACGGAACTTACGGTAATTTTGGCTATGCACATGATAAATTTGCTTTTAGCCAAATCGGAGGGACTTACGGTGGAACCTTTGTAGACCAAGCCACCTATGAAACGCAAGTAGCTTCAGCAATTGCTCAAGGTAAACGAGCGCACACTTATATTTGGTACCAAGTCGGAGGTTCGCAAGAAGTAGCAAAAGCAGCACTTGACCACTACTTGCCAAAAATTCAAATGCCAAAGAATTCTATTGTAGCTCTGGACTATGAAGGTGGAGCAAGTGGAAACAAACAGGCCAATACTGATGCGATTCTTTATGGAATGCGACGTGTAAAAGCTGCTGGATATACTCCAATGTATTATTCTTATAAGCCTTACACTTTGGCCAATGTTAATTATAAGCAAATCATCAAAGAATTCCCTAACTCACTATGGATTGCGGCATATCCAAATTATGAAGTGACACCAGTTCCAAACTATAGCTTCTTCCCAAGTATGGACGGAATTTCAGTATTCCAGTTCACATCAACTTATGTTGCTGGCGGACTTGATGGAAATGTTGATTTAACAGGAATCACAGATAATGGATACGGAAAACAGCAAGGCCAAGAAGTTAAACCCGATACTGCTACACCGGCCATTGAAAATGGTAAAGAAGCCAATGAAGTTAAAGGAAACGATGTAGAAGTTGGAATGACGGTTAAAGTAAACTTTGGCGCTAAGAATTATGCCACAGGAGAAACAATTCCTCAATGGGTAAAAGGTCAACCACATAAAATCATCCAGAAGAATGGAGATACTGTCTTGCTTGATGGTATTATGAGCTGGTTATCCGTTCATGATGTGGAAACTATTGATGCTTCTACAAGCCAGCCAACGACACCCGCAAAAAGTTATATTGTAAAACAAGGTGATACACTTAGTGGCATTGCTTCAAATTGGGGAACCAACTGGCAAGAATTAGCACGTCAGAACAGTTTATCTAATCCGAATATGATTTATTCTGGTCAGGTTATTCGCTTCACAGGCGGTCAATCTGGGGCTACATCACGATCTTACACTGTACGCTCTGGCGATAACCTTTCATCGATTGCCAGTCGTCTTGGAACGACAGTTCAAAGTCTGGTTTCAATGAATAGCATCTCAAACCCTAATTTGATTTATGCTGGTCAAACTTTAAATTATTAAAAAAAGCTCTGACATTTAGTCAGGGCTTTTTTTATTTACTATTAACACCTTTGATAGATGAGACTTTATAATACTTTGCCATCCACAAATTAAACCAAGATTTTGGATTATCGTCAAGATAAGCAGTTCCATTATAAGGATTGTACAATGAATGCGATGGGGTTAATAAGGGGACAATAATTTCTTTATTAGGATTTGATGTTTCTATTATTTTAATCTGATTGTCAACTTCTCGATAGTTTTTGTATATATCATTGAAAGCATAACAATATACTATAATACTTACAGTTATTAAAACAATCGAAAGATATTTTTTTAGTGAAATAAATCCAGATATGCAATTTAATAAATAGACAATAGCAATTATTAGTAAAATATTGGAACCAAAAAATGTACGAAGTGGTTGACCTGTCGAAAGTACAAGGCAATATATAGATGAAAAGTGTCCGATTAACATTATTGTAGTAAAAATAAAGTTAGATTTAGAGTATTTTTTTTGATATACCAATATAAAAATAAATAAAATCAGTATTAAATATTCGAAAAAGAAGTGACTAACACTTGCAGAATAGACATGAACAAGTCTATCTTTTAGAAGATCAAGACTAATTTGTTGTTGCCCTCTTTTTTGAGATCCGGGGGATGTAAACATAATAAGATATCCCACACAAGAACTTAATATCCCAAATATTCTCCATACGTCTAAAGTTTTAGAAGATAAGTACTTCCATAACACTAATAAAATAATAACAAGGATTATTGCGGGGCCAGAATTTTCATTTGTGGCACCCGATATAAATCCAAGAACTATAACTAATACATAAGTGAGTAAGTTTGATTTTTGAGTTTTTAAATTGAATAATAGAAATGAAGAATATATTATAGAGGTCCATAAGTAATTACCTGCTCCAGATAGCCAAAGGACACTTTTCCCAAACTCTGGTGTAAAAAGCCAAAGTAATGTGAAAATAAATATAAATGTTTCTATTTTGTTGTTTATGTTAGAAACTTTTTTTAGTATTGAGTATATAATGAAGCCCAATAATATAAATATTAAGGTATTAAAAACATCAAAAATAATCTTGTTATATTGCATAAAGAACTGGACGATAAAGTGAGCTACAAATCTTCCATTCCACAATTTATAATGAGATATTTGTGATTTAATGATGCTAAAAATACCATTAATTTTTTCTGGACTAGTACCTGGTAAATGAGATTTAAATACAAATCTATAAGCATAATCATCTGATGTATAGTGTGTCATATAATTTAAAATAAATATTAACACAAACATACTGATTATCATTAATATACCAAGTAAGTTATTTTTGTTTTTTCTTAACATTGTGATTCTTTCTACATTTTCTGTAAATATTATAACATAACTTAAGTTTAAAATTTTAAATGAATAAAAATATATGTTTAAATTTGCCAT